CACGCTGTCTTTTGTCAGGTCAAGCCTCGTAACGCCGTCAACAACGACCTTATTAACAGATTTCATTCCGCCTGCCATTCCGTTCCCGCCCTTCCTTTAATATTGAATCAAAAACCCGCATCTTCTTGTCACGCCGCTGTGCCAATAGTCAGCGTCACTCCACCAGCATCATTGTCAGTCTCCGTCATGGGGATTGGGTTAACCGTCACCTGCGACAAGCAGTTGTAGTTGGCATCCGGCAGAACCTCCTGCTTTTCAAAGGTTGGAGTCACAGTCTTTGCTTGTGGCTTCATCCCCTCTGAACCGCTCATCGCCCCCTCAACACCGAGCACCGTCACGCCTTCGCGGATGTTGGAGGGGATCAGCTTCGCAGCCTCTGCCGCCGCGATCTGCGCCTTGCCGCTGCCATCGTTGTAGCCCATCGGGACGGGCACCGGAGTATTGACATCTACGATGTCCAGCTCCGAGCCGTTGTTATTCGGCATCGTACCGGTCAGCTTCTTGCCGCCAACATAGGCTACCTTGCCGTTCAGGATCTCCGCCGCAGTCGCGGTACCGTCGCTGGTATCGGCGTCAAAGGTGTTCGTACCGACAATAGGTGCGCCCGACTTGTCGTGCGCCTTGATTCCCTTTGCCAGTTTGTCGGGAGTGATATCGTCCTGTGTCAGATCAAATTTCGTCACACCACCGACGATCAGTTTGTTTACATACTGATTAGCCATCTTGCATCTCTCCTAATATAAACGTGATCCCCCCCGCAGTGTTAGACACTTCGTAAGTGGGGATTTTGGATACCGTTACATCGTCCAACATGAGTTTGTTCTTTGTTTGTATCACCACAGCGTTTTCCAGCTGAGGCTTCACATCGTATGGGCCTTTGTATTCCTCTCCGCTTCCCGCTCGAACGCTTGCGGCTTCTACAATTACCATGACTGTAGTTATATTCCGCGCGCCTGTTTCCTGTGCTTTGCTGTCTTTTCCCTTTTCGCTCATCCCGCTTTGCGGCAGGATGGCGCGGCTCAGGCTCGCGCTGAGCCTGACCGCTTCGCCTTTTCCGCCGATTACCTTCCCGTCGCGGAAGGAAACGCGCGCCTGCACCTCCTGCGGTCTGCTTGCCATCGAAAAGGTCTGCTTCTGCGTCAATGGCATATACCAGTACCCATCCTGATACTGTACGCCGCCATCCGGCCATGTTCTTATGATCTTGCCAATGGTGACTTCCACGCAGACGCACATCTCGCTAGTGATGAGCGTCCCGTCCAGCGCTGCAATTTTCAGTTTTACAGGGTACGAATCCCCCTGCATCATGCTCACCACGCGATATCCCCCTCTTTCTTTTGGCACGTCCGCTTGCGTTTCGCGTTATCTCGCGTCGCGCGCGTTCATTTCTTCGATGATGTGGATAAAGTCGCCGCGCTCGTGTCCCTCGCGTCGGCTCAGGTCGTTCAGTTTGACCGCGCGCTCGCGCGTCACATAGGGGCTGCCTGCGGCAAATGCGTCCGCGTAGCGCTGCGCCACCATCTGCTTGTGCCCTTCGCACAGCGCGGGATACAGTTCAAGCAGTTCGTCGCCCAGCTCCACCATCTTGGCAAACGCCTTGCGGTCGAGCACCTCGCCCTCCTTGTAGTCCACGCCCAGCGTTTCTCGTTCCTCGTCGGTCAGGCCATTCACCACGATCAGCCAGCGGTCTTCAAGGAACTTTCTGTTCATGCTCGTCAGGATGCGGCTCAGGTCGTTCTTGGGCACATAAAAGCTGCCCGTCTTGCCAACGATGCTGCCATACATTCCTCCGTCGCCAAACTGCACGGTGTTGTCGTCTGCCACCTCTGCCATCCAGAGGAACTGTACCTTCTGCGCATCCGCGCCATACTGCACGATCTGCGTCATCGCCTGCGGCGCATTTTTCATCGCCTCTGCCACGGCGCTCGCCGCCGCCTGACGCGCGATCTCTGCCACTTCTTCCTCGGTGTAGAGTTTCTGCGCAACGGCTTCCTTCTCCACCGTCACGCTCTCGCCCTTCATCGCCGGTTCCGGCTCCGTCAGGGGCGTTTCGCTGCCGCCGTCACTGATGACGGTCGCTTCGTCCGCCGGGACTTCAAAGGCCGTTCCGTCTTCCGCCGCGCCCACGATGCCCTCCGTACCGACCTCGCTCTCCTGCTCAATGATCTTCGCGGCCTGCTCCGCCGCGCTCTTAGTCGTCTTCTTGCCCATCGTTTTATCTCCTTTCAGAATAATGGTATTCATCTCCCCGCTTAAAGGCAGGGGATTTCCGTTTGGAGCGGCGAGACGGTATCGAGCCGTCACGCGTCCGCGATGTTGCCTATAGCCACCGCTTTCGCTGCTGCATCAGCACGCCGCGTATGGGCGGGAGGGTTTGCCCCTCCCGCTTTTCGCCGTTATCAGGAAACAGTGATGTGGGCAATCTTGCTGGAGAACGTGGCCACCGTGTCGAGCGCGATGGTGACGTTCATTCCAATCTCGAAGTCCGCGGACTTCGTGGGGTCCATCTCAATGGTGATGGGCGTTCCCGCCGTGTAGCCGATGGTCATCGGCTTTCTGCCGCTCGAGGACATCATGTAGATGTCGGTATCGGAGAGCAGCGTCTCGGGCGCAGTGTTCTGCGTGCCGGGGACGATCACATCCTGCATCGGCATCAGGCGAACCGCCATGAACTCGCCGAGATAGCCGCTGCGGGTGTAGTCCGCGCCGAGCAGCGTTGCGATGGCGGCGTCCATGTTCACGTTCGTAGAGCCGGTCACATTCGTCGGCAGCACCTTGGAGAGTGCCACCATGCTTCCGGTCGCAAACAGGCTGGAAATGCGCGTTGCGTTCAGCGCAGATACCTTGTTTGCCGCCTTCACCCAGTTCTGGGTGTCGAACGTGTAGTTCAGGTTCGCGGGGATCAGGGAAGCGTCGCCCTTGGCGATGTTCATTGCCTGATTCCACATGCCCATGGTCTTGGCGTACATGCCGGCGGCGATATTCGCAAAGAAGTCACCGAAGTCCATGTTGTTGCCGACCAGCTGAATCCACTTCGCCGTGATCCAGCAGCTCTTGGGCTGCGGGTTCAGTGCGTAATCACGGCTGTAGAAGCGGTTGCGCGGCACGCTGCGCGAAGCGCCCCAGCTCGAATCCTGAAATACAGGAATGTCGTTGCTGCCGATGCTGACCATGTACGTCTGACCGAAGTCGACCTCCACGGTATCGGCAAACAGACTGACGGCCTCGGAGTAGACCGCCGGAAGAATGGGGCGCAGGATCTCCATATAGATTCCCTGCTGCACACGGTAGAACGCCTCGTTTCCGTAGAAACGTCCGCCGTCGCGCTTGAAATCCTCCCAGCTCTTCGGGGCGTTCTCGCCGGTCTGTGCGCAGGCGATCTTCGCCGCGTACAGCATGTGGTCGCGCTGGAACTTGTCGTTAAGCTGCTTGTATCCCGCGTCGGTGGTCATGCGCTGCATCGCGGTGCCGCGTCCGTTCATTGCGGCAAGCATCTCGTTTCTGCCTTTGACCGAGTGCTCAAAAAAGAGGGTGCGGCCGGCCGCAATGATGTCCTCGCGTTCGTTGTTGCCGTGGACTTCGAAATTGTCCTTCGACACGCTGTTGAGAGTCAGTTTAGCCATTTTCTATTCACTCCTTCCTTGCTTTTCCGCTTAGCCGCCTGCTGCGACGCTCACCTTGCAGGCAGCCAGATCGTAATAGCCGAAGCTTGCGGTCGTGCCCTCGGTGAACTTGCCGCTGCCGCGCAGCTTGAAATAGATCGAACCGGCCTTGGTGGGTGCCGACGCAGTGGGAACCAGAAGGCCGTTTGCGATGGTGAAGAACGTGTTCTCGCCGATGGCGGTGGAAAGATTGCCTTCGCCAAAGCGATAGACGTGCTTGTTGTCAAACACGATTTCGGTAAAGGTTCCGTCGCGTCCGGCGGGGATGCCGAGACCCAGCGTTTCAGTGCCGATGGCGTAGAGCTGTCCGTTCTTTCCGGCAAGGTGCTGCACCTCATAGGTGTTGGCGGCATACACAGGCGTGTCCACGTTGGCCGCAGCACCGGCGGCGTTCATATACCATGCGTTCTCGTTCTTGATGCCGGTGAACCCGGCACACGGGAGCTGCTCACCTCTCACGCACAGCAGTCCTGCCGAGCAGTCCGCGTCCGCGCTGGAGGCCTGATAGCGTCCCGTGATGTTGCAAAGCTCGTTGAACTCGTTGTTCGTGATACGGGCTTCAAATGCAGTTTTAGCGATATAAGACATTCTTGTTCACTCCTTCCTTTAGTTGCCCTGCGGGGTCGTCTCGATGCCCCACTTTTCAAGCAGACTTGCAACGCCCTCGCGCTGCTCTCCGCTGTTCAGTCGTTCGCCGATGAAGCGGGTCTTCTTTGCGTTTGCGCGCCGTTCGTCTGCTGCCATCACCGCAGCACCGCACACGGCAAGCACCGCGTCGCGCACCAGTTTCTCGCCGATCCAGTTGCCGTCCTTGTCGAGACTGTTGGCGTAAACGCCCGCCTCCACATCGGCAGAAACGGCGGCGAGCGCATCCTCGCCGATCTTGTCCTCGCGGTTGCGGTTGAAGGCGTTCAGCGTCTCGGTTAGGGCAGCCTTTGCGGCGTTCATGCGGCGCTTGTTCTCCGTCTCCTGCATGGCCGCGAGCTGGTTGGTTGCGCTTTCCAGCTGCGCGCGCAGTGCATTGATGTCAGTGTTCTTGTCGCGGATGGACGCGCAGGCGTGCTCGCAGATGTCGCACACATCCACGCTCTCTTCGTTCTCCGCGTCGAAGTGGAAGGCTGCCGTCAGGTAGCACGGCTTGATGCGGCTTGCCACGACTTCCCCGTTGTCTTCACTGTTGAAAACATAGGTGAAAGCCGCGCCGGTCTGGTCGATCAGTCCAACGCGCAGGCCGTCTTCGCTCAGCGCCACGATCTTGTAGCCCTCGAACTTCGGAGCGAGCTGTTCCGCTGCTTTCTTGTTCATGCTTCTTTTCACTCCTTTTTTAGGGTTTTGTTTGGTTTGCGGCTTTCCGTCGTTCAGCGATGCCGCCCGCAGTTTCAGCGTTTTGAATTCTTCCTGCATGGCCTTGAGCGCCGCAATGCGCGCGCTCTGGATCGCCGGGGAAACGTCATCCCCCAGAATCGTAACGCCGATGCCCGTCCACTCGGTAAATACCGCGTAGCCGTCTTCCTCATGCTCCTTTTCTACCAAGGTCTCCGACGACACGTCCATGCGCCCTGCCCGCACGATCTTGTCCACCAGTTCCTTGGCGTAGAAAGAGTAGAGCTTTCCCTTCGCCATGATCCATGTATGACCATCCCTTTCCACAAGGGTAAAGTCCTTCGGGTCGTCGGAAAGCGTTCCGACGATTCGCTCCGCCGTCCCATCGGTGAAGCTGTAGTATTTTTCTCCCGTGCTCTGGTCAATGCGCTCGGCCATATTGTGTCCGTCGCCGACCTTTGGCCCGATGTAAGCGCACAGGATGGGCTGCCCCACAAATGTCAGGTAATACCGCTCGAGATTGCGGTAGTCCCACTTGTTCCGGTTCCTTCCGTCGCGCATCAGCCACAGCTCAACGCCGAATTCATACGGGCCGAGCTTTTGCATTACGCGCAGCTCTCCGGAATATTTCACTCGATCAGGCGGTCGTTCTCTTGTTCTGAATGGCATTTTTTATTCCCCCTCGTTCTCAAACAGCGTCCGTACCCAATTGTCATAGCTCGTGGCGCTGCCGTCAGTCGCGTCGAACATCTCCCATGCGTACAGGAACGTCTCGTAGCTCTCGCTGTTCTGCATTTGCAGGTTCTCGAATGCCCTGCCCAGCGGGTAAAGCCCCTGCTCGTCCGAAACGCGCACACATTCCTTGAGCGCCGTCTCAATGCGGTCAAGCATTCGGATGATCTCTTCAAAAACGTCATCAAGATTTGCAGGCCGCGCCCGGTATTCCTCTGTTGCCGGATATTCCTGCATCAGATGCCGCTGGTGCAGAATATCTCCGATCGTATCGAAGCGCTTCGGCTGTTCATGCGCCAGCGCGTGGATCGCGTTCGATAAGTTCATCAGGCCGAACTCGATCAGCACCCACTCCTTGAGCGTGTCCAGTCCGCGCGCCGCGTCCTGATAGGCTCTCGTTGCGTTCCGCGCCGCGTCGCGCAGCGGCGCATATCGCGCATCATCGTATGTAAAGATTTCTCTTGCCTTTGCCATCGTCTTCATCTCCTTTTTCAGCCGTTTGCGTCAATCCCTGCCTCGGCGCCCTCGCTTGTCTTCTTCCCCTCCGCGTCCGGCCTTCCGCCGGGGTTTGCGTCATGCGCTGCTTGCGGCGGCAGTCTGCTGTCCCCCTGCTTCGCCGAATACGTCGAAACGAGCGGGATTCGAAGATCCAGCACGCCGCTTTCGCTGATCGCGTGCGAGAGTGTCAGGTCGTCCACTACGCTCATATCATGCAATGCAAGGTAAATGACCGTCTGCGGCAGGATGCCGAGCGTCATTCCTTCCTTGGCTGCTTTCAGCGTGTCTGCGTCTTCCGCAACATTGCCGAAGAGTGAAAACCTCCAGTTGTATTTCAGGTTCATGCCCTCGAAGATGCTTTGCATCATCCGTTCGTAGCAGCGGTAAATCTGCTCTGCGAATTTGCTTTCGATCTGTAGGCTGATATTTGCAACGCCCGCTCGTGGCTCGTCGCTCGTCGGGATCAGAGCCGAAAGTCCTGCCTTTGCCATCGTGTAGCCATAACCCGCAGAAGAAATTTTCGTTGCGCTCGGCGCTTCTGCAAGTTGGTGCATTTTGATGTTCTGCACAGGTGCCGTGAACCATCCGATGCCGCTCGTGTTGCTGTCGGAAAGCATCTGATACCACAGGTATTCAAAGAGCCTCCGACCTGCATCAGATAGCCGGTAATCGTCCTCGATGGCGGTCTGATCGTTTTTCTGCTTGTAGGGAATTTCTCCCGTGAAGAGTGAGATCAGCGGGTTTTGCACCAGCTCCAACTGGATCTGTTCGTACTGCGCAATTTGCAGCAGCGATAAAAACAGTCCCGTCAATGGGGAGACCGCCGTCGTATTGGCGTCGTCAATCTCAAAGGTGAAAATCTTGTCCACGGGCAGCGTCACCCAGTAGAACCACTTCCCGTTCTGGTAGTAGACTTCCGGTTCTCCCGCAAGCCCCTGCGGGTTATCCTGTACGATCTGCCGGAATCTTCCCATGTCTACAGTTGCCTTCTCCGCGTAGACATATTTTTTCCCAACGCCCTTTGGCGCTCTGTCCGTCACCATCGAGAAGGTGTCAAGATACGGCTCAAAGAGGTCGCCAAACTGCTCCGGGAAGCACCCCGGGCGTAGGAAGTAGAAAAGGTTGAAGGCGACCGTGTACTTGCTCACGCTGTTGAATCCGACGATCTTCGTCCAGTCGGACGGTAGCTGCTGCATAAAGGCGTAGTCCACCTTGTTGTGCGGCTTGTCCACGCTGATGCGCGGATAGTAGAAGACCTTCCCCTCCTGCACTGCCTGACCGGCAAGCTTGTGCGCCGTGGTTTTCGGGTCCAGCTTGCGCCGCAGCTTTTCCAGCAGCTTCCATTCCCGCCAGAAGTCATCGTTTTTCGCCGCGTCCTTTTCCGTGAACTCCGGCACGATGTAGCTGTGATATGTCAGCAGATCCTGATACATCTTGCGCGTGTGGAAAAGCGGATACGCGGTGTATTCCAGCGCGTGCTCCACCTGCCGCAGTCCCCGCTCGTTGGCAAGCGGGCTTGTCAGCATTTCCGCCACCTTGTTCTTTGAAAACTCATTCGGCAGCGAAGAGATCGCCTGCACGCGGCGGTTCTGGATGTAAGGGTCGTTTCGGTAATACTGCGCCCCCGTCGTGCGCGAAAACGCGCTCATCAGGCTGCTCATCGGCATTCCGCCATATTGCTCCGAAAGCTTTTTGAAGCGTCCGAAAATGTCGGAATATGACGAATACTGCACGTCCTGCAATTCAGTTGTCAGATTCAGCTTTTCCTCCATTTTCCGTCCCCTCGTTCAGTTTTTCCTGTTCCTCCCGCAGCGCATCCTCCAGATTGTCGATCAGCTCGTTCATGCGCTCTTTCGACTTTTCCTGTGCTTTCGCCGCCGCTTCCGCCAGCAGTACAAGGATGGAATCTTTCAGCCACGCCCTGTCTCGCTCGGTAAGGTGTTCGGTATCCGCGCCCTTGATCTCTGCACACGGCATGTTTTTTGGCTTTGTCCGGCGATAGATCAGGATATATTCCGCCGTGATGCGGGAGAATCGCTCGTCCGCCGCCCGCCTTACGGTTTCCGCACTCACCGGCGCTGCAAACAGTCTGTAATTTACCGCCATGTCAGTAGATCCTTCCTCCGCGCCTTTCGGTCACGGTGCGCCCCATCGCCCTTCCGGCGATGCCTGCACCAACCGTTCCGCCGTTTTCAAATTTTTTCAGCTCTTCCGCCCAGTCGCTCTTCTTCCGGCTGTTGATCTCATTGAGCAGTTCCTCTCGCTCGATGATCTGCGCAAGCCGCAGCGCGTATTTAAGCGCCGACCAGCTGTCGCGCTGTATCGCCTTGGAAATGCGCTTTTCGCTCATTCCCGCGCCGCTTGGCACAAGCTTCAGGTTCTGGATCTGCCCACTCAGCTCGCGGCACTTCTGGTACGGCAGTGCGATCTGGTAGTCTCGGTCGTCGTCCTTGATGCGGTGCGCCCGTTTATATGCTTCCACGCCCTCGTTGGCGTTCAGCGTCAGCAGCTCTACATTGTGGTGCTCAAATTCCGTCTGTGCGTATTTCAGCATCTCAAAGTCCGGGTCGGTTACGCCCGTGCCGCCCGCTTTGATCGGGTAGATCACTGGGATAGCGTCCGGCAGCTCCGCCGAGACGTAGGCTGCGTGTCCTCGGATGCACAGCGGCGGAAGCCCGTCTCCAAGGTCGGTCATCAGGTCTTCCAGCACGCCGCGCCCGTACTGCCATGAGTCAATGGCGATATAAGTCTGGCTGCCGTCATAGCAGAAACGGTGCCAGATCCCTTTCAGTCGCCGCGCCTGGGCTTTGCTCTGGTCGGGCGGCGGCCAGTCGTCAACATAAGCGAGCTGTTTCAGGAATCGGTCGCGCTTGAGATATTCTTTCTGCCGCGTCAGTTTCAGCACCACGCAGGCGCATTTCGCGTTTTTCGAGCTGTCTTCGTAGGATACGTCGTAGCCGACGACGTAGATCACGTCCTCCGGGTCGAGCATCGGGCGCGCCGCCTTGCAGCAGTGCTCCGTTTCCATCAGGTTCAGCCGTTGACTGTCTGTCAACACTTCGTCCGACAGCACCGGGAATTCGTCCGCCCCCGTGTAGCGCGATTCCATCTCTCGCATCCACTTTTCTACCGTCAGCTCATCCTTGAGTCCCATCGCCCACTCATAGGGGCGCATCTGCATCAATACGATGCTCTCCCATGAAATGTCCATGGCAAAGGCGCTTTCGCCTTCCGCCATTTTCTTCATCACCTTGCAGCGTGTCTGAAAAGCGTGGTTCTGCTTTCGTCCCGCGCTTGTGATGGCGTGCTTTTTATAGCCCACGAAATTGCGGTCCGGTTCTCCCTTGACGTTGTGCCACAGTCGCACCGCAGGAAGAACAACGGTCGAGTACTCTCCATAATCGAACGCGGGCGCTTCCTCCTGCGCGTATTCTTCCGCCGTCACGTCATGCAGGTTGTCGCCGCGCATTGCCGAGATATAAAATGCGCTTCCGCAGTCAGTCTCGATCTTGAAGTCGTCCTTACTTTCCGCCGTCACGCGCCAATGTCTTGCCAACATCGGATAGTCGTGCTCGATCTGCCGGAAGGTCTTGCTGCCGATGGCAGCAAGCTGTCGGTACGACGGACCATAATACGCGCTCTGCGTCCCCGGCCAAACAAGGTCGTTGGCCATTGCGTATTTCATCTTCGTGCTGGTCTTCGTCAGGCTTCTCGTGCCGGTGATCGAAACCTCGCGTTTGCGCGCATATTCGCGCATCATCACGCGCTGTAACAGCTCTTCGTTCGCAAAATCCGCTTCCTCGCTGCGCGCAATATCCAGCAATTTGTCCGGGAACCATCGAATGACCCAGACCACAAATGCCCAGAAACTATCCTCGTAATCGCCATAGTCGCGGTTCTCCGTTGGTTTTTTTGCGATCCAGCCGACATCTGCCGACCAGACTTTCCCCGTTCTTCTTGCCATGGCGTCACCGCTTTTTCTTTTTCGGCGGCGGCATTTTTACGAGTCCGAGCTTGGCGTAGGCTTCCTTTTCCCGTTCGTTCGGCTCTTCGGCAAACTCGCCGAGGTCGTCGTGCAGCCTCATGTTGTCCGGCAGCGTTACCAGCTCCGGCATTCCGTCGTTTTGCCTCATCCGGTTTTCGTTGATGAGGATCATCTGCTCCGCCGCGTCCATCGTGTACGGGTACTTGCACGGCCTGCCGAAGAAGATTTTGAAGGCCTCGTCGGGACTGCACGGTTTCCCGTTCTTCAGCAGCCCTTTGCGCTCCAGCGCTTCCGTCAGGCTGTCAATGCGCAGGTCGTCAATGGGCTTCGCGTCCTTTTTTCTCAGCCCCTCGCTCGACAGGTTGTCCTGAATCATCCTGTTTAGCTTGGCCGCCTTGTCAAACTGCCCGATGGAACGCATATTGTCGCGGTCGAGCGTCATCTTGGCGCAGTCGCGCAGGATAAATTCCTGCTTCACGCTCACGCCGCCCGCCGCCATCAGGTCGCTGGCCAGCGCGTCATAGATTCGGTCAAGCTCGTTGTAGTCCTCGGCGGTATAGGGGTTTTTTGTGCTGTTCTCTCCCCAGTCCTTGCGCTGCTTCGCCGTTCCGATCTTCCGGTTTCTCGCGCTCTTCTCGTTGCCCACGGCCTTGGTGAATTCGCCCACGTCCAGCCGCTCGCCGAAAATCTCCATGATGTCCGTCAGCCCATCGAGAAATCCCAGCGTCTCGCCGCGCTTTTTATCAAGCCCCTTTGTTCGCAGATTGTCGCAGTAGTCCACCCACTTCTCCGCGCTCCCGACCTCTTTGGGAACCGCCAGCATATCGAACGGCACGTCAAAGCGGATGCAGCAATAAAAAAGAGCAAGACTGTCGCTGGTTTCGCGCGCGATTGCGGTATATTGCTTCTGCTGCTCGTCCAGCGTCAGTGTTTCAACCGTCTGCTCTTCCATAGCGACCTCCTTGCTCGAAAAATTAAGATGGGAGACGTCGAGGTTTATACCTCCACATCTCCCATGATTTCACATCTCAGGAAAAGTGCGCCCCATATATGGGGATTTTTTGAAAATTATTTTTTGTCTTCCACGCCGAGGATGTAATCCACGGAAACGTCGTAAAAGTCCGCAAGCAGGATGAGAGCGCTTGCTCTCGGCTCTACCTCTCCGTTTTCGTAGCGCTTCATCATGTTTTTGCTCAGCCCGCAAAGCTCCGAAGCGACGCGGCGCTTCATTTTTTTCTGCTCGCGCAGTCTCCGCAGCCGAACGGCGTATACCGGCATTTGGTCCATCGCGCCTTCCTCCCGAAGCATTTTTTATTTACCGACATTGGGCGCTTCATATCAGATTCTTCGCCTCATTCAGCGCCGCCAGATAGCCGTCCCAATATCGCAGGTCTGCGTATCGGTCGCAAATCGTCGGGTCATTTTTCTGCATCTGCGCATAGCGGATCGCCTTTTGCAGCCGATTGAGCGCCGCCGCGCGGAATTGGTCCTGCTGCTTTTGGATTTCCTCTCGTTTCGCCTTGCCGATCACCTCCGGCATCAGCCGGTCTTTTGCGTATTCGCTCATAGGCATCGTTCTGCCGCCTCCCGTCTCTTGTAATTTCTCAGCGCCCTTTCGCTGCAGCCCAGCGCTCTGCACATTTCCGCATTTGTGAGTTTCAGCGTCAGCAGCTCACGCAATGTCTGTGAATCGTATCGGCTCGGACGCCCCACCGTCTTTTTCTCTGATCTCCTTCTGCCCATGCAGTCCACGCAATGAGCATACGGGCAATGGTTCACGCAGTAGTCGATCTGCTCCTGCGTGCTGTGCGTTTCAATGGGTCTTGCCTCCACTGCCTTCGCATCTTCGCTCTCCCACGGAGCGACGGCGTGGATGATCAGCGTGTGCACTTCATAGCTCCCCACCATGCGTCTGCACCTCCTTCTGTCAGAAAACCTCCTGCACGGTGATTCCTCTGTTTTCCTGCATCAGTTTTACCTTGATGCGATAATCCTTGTTTTTTCTTGTCCTCTCGCTCTTCACGTCTTCCACGACGAAGTGCCACGCTCCGTCTTTCGCTCGCGCTTCGTAGGAAAAGTCGGCTATGTATACCACCTTTCCGCTCAGGTCGCCTTCCGGCGTGATAAAGCTTTCTTTCAGCGTGAATTGCGGCTGGATCTTCATTTCGCGGATCTCACCTGCCCTGAGCATCAGCATCAGCTCATCGTACCGGCTCGCCTCCCGTGCGCTGTCAAACGTCCGCACATCGCCGTTTGGCATGATCCGTTCTGTCGGGCGGTTATGAAATTTTCGTTCACTCTTTTTTTTAGGCTTTTCTTTTGCCTTTTGTGCGCTCTGCACCAGCTCTACGGCGGCGCGGGCGGCGCGGTTCACGTTCTGCCGCTTGATCTCGGCATTGATTTGCTCACGGTACTTTTCAGGAAGATCGCTCACGCTGTCAAACCGGCATCCGCTCATGTCTTACGCGCCTCCTTCAAGGATTTCTTTCATGCGCCGCATTTTTTCGTTTGCAGCCTTTTGGCGAAAGCTCTCGCCCTTGAATGCAACAGGGACGCACAGCTCAAGGATTCTCTCGTAAATGCGCCGGTAGTCCATGTTTTTGGGTTTGCATAGCTCTTCAAGCGTCAGGTTCGTCGTGACGATCAGCGGCTTTTTCGCCTTGTATCGCTCGTCGATCACCATGTAGACCGTCTCCATCGCGTATTCGGTACTACGCTCCACATCAAGGTCGTCGATGACGACCAGCGGGTAATAGTGCATCTGGTCAATAATCTCCTGCTTATCCCATCCCGCGTTCAGGATGCGGGGGAAACTCGTCACCATCGCCGGCGTTCCGCGGTCGATCAGGTAATTGGCAATGCAAGCCGCCGCGTAGGTCTTTCCGGTGCCGGTGTTGCCCCACAGAAGAAGTCCGCTGTTCTGCTCCTGCATCTCCTTCCAGTGCTCGGCGTAGCGTCTGCATTTCAAAAGTCCATCCGTCATTTCAGCGGAATCGAAGCGGCACGCCGTCAGGCTCTTGTCGCGGATTCCGTCGGCGCGCAGCGCCTCGATGCGCAGCCGCTTTTCCTCTCGCTCTCGCTCTTCCTTCCCGCGGAGATACTCCTGATTTGTGCAGTCGCAGCAGCACCCGACGACCTGCGGCGTCTTTGCCGCCCCGTGGAGCATTACGCGGCACTGCTTCGGCTTGCCGCACTTTCCGCAGTGCAGCAGACCGTCTCGCAGGAAGTCCCCCTCTTCCGGTACAGCCAGCGCCGCCGATCGGCGCGCCAGCGTAGTGAAAATATCGTCCAGCATCACAAACTCCCGCTCATATCTCCGTAGTCGTAGGTGAACCCGCCGCCGTCAGGGCTATTGTTTCCGTTGGCTCTGTCCGCATAGTTCCCGTCTAAAACCTTCGCCATGTTCGCATCCCTGATGAGCCAGTCGAAATTCGCCATGAAATTTCGCTTGTTCCCGCCGTTGAGGAAGGTGCTCTGCGCCGCCAGCGTGAAAAGGCGCTCAAAGTCTTCCAGCTCATACCCGCTTGCGAACCGAGCCTTGATTGCTCTTTTCCGTGCCTCGCTCATGACGGTGCATTTTGTCATTTTCGGGCAAAGATCGTTATACAGCTTCCGAACCTTTGCGTAAGGGATGCGCTCAGCTTCTTCCTGCTGGGGAGTTGCCGCCGCTTCGGGGGCAACGAGTTCTTCTGAACGTAGTGAAGAAGAACTATTATCTTTCTCTATCTCTTTCTCTATCTCTTTCTCTCCGTAACGATGTTCGCACAATGTCTTCACATCGTTCGCACAATGTGACGGTTCTTTTAATTTCGCCCTCGCTCGGGATTCCCTCATTCTCTTGGCGGACGAACCCTCACTTCCTACATTTTTCACTGCATACGGAAGGAAAAACGTTACATCATCCGAAGTCTCCGCCAAGCCACAGGAAAGAAGATAGTTGATCGTCACCTCCACATTGGCTGGTTCCTCGTCCAGCTCCAGCGCCAATTCATCGGCAAAACTGTCATCAAGACCAGACCACTGCAAAATACCGTCATGCTTCATGGCGATGAGCTGCATTTTCAGGTAGATGATGAGGTAGGTATCTCCGCCCGCCAGTTTTCTAAGCTTTTTGATGCGTTTTGAAGTGAAAAAGTCATCATAGAGCCTCAGCCAAAAATACCGATTTTCCTGCGCCATTTTTCGCACTCCTTTTCTCCGTCCTCCTAAATCGTCGGCACGTAGTCATATTCAGCGTTTTCCTGCTCCTGCTGCTCCCACGGCAGCGTTCCGCCGTCTTCCGCCGGCGCAGGGTGTTCCTCTGCATAAAATTCTTCTTTGCGAGGGGCGGATTCGGCGGAGGGGCGCGGTGCGGACAGAATGTCCAGCACCGCCGCCAGAAGGCTTTGAGATGAGATCGTGTCGGCGCGAAGCTCGGACCAAATCTTTTCCTCACCGTCGCGCGTTCGGTATTTCCTCTGCGACCACACGCCGTCGATGCTCACCACGTCGCCCTTCTCCAGTGCGCAGGCGACTCGGGTGGTTTCATCGTTTCCAATTGCAAGAATATTCATGAATTCGCCGCGCGAATAGCACACGCCGAATTGCACTTTTGGCTCTCCCTTGGCGGTCTCTCCGACCTTGACCTCACGAGAGAGTTTGCCCCAGAGGTGCATCGGACGAGAACCGTCCGATGCTGCCTTTCCAACCATGATCCCCATTTTGCGCGCCCTCCTTAATCATCAAAGAAGCTCTGCGCGTAATCGCCCGTATTCGCGTCTGAGACGCGCTGTGCGGCGTTTTCTTTTTGTGAGGGTAATTTCACATCCGAGCCAGCAGGTGCTCTCACAGCGCCCTCCGTGGCTTCCTGCGTGGCGTTTTCAGAATCCGCCGCCGTTTCGACCACCTCCCCGGTCGTCGGGATCACGCGCTCGGGCATCTGGAAGTCGGGGATCACGCCGCTGTCTTCGCTTTGGCTGTCGCTGGCAAACGCCGTCTTTACCTCGGGAGAAAGCGGTGCATAGCCGCTGTTAAGCAGCTGTCGAATGACCGTCTTGCGGCACATCTTGTCCTGCCCGCCGTTCGGGTCGTACCAGGGCGAGCCGTTCAGCAGTTTTTCAACGTCCTTCGGGTTCATGCTGCCGCTCTGCATTTCGAGAAATTTTTCAAGGTGAAATGCCTTGGAATATCGGTCCGCGTGACGCAAAAGCCTGTCCATGGGCCAATATTCATAGCGGAACATGGAATTTTTTAATTCGAAATACCCATAGTAGCCGATAACGGGCTTGCTCTGCCGCTCTTCATCGCTTTCATACTTGGCGAGGTTCACAATGGGCTTGCCCGTCCGGCGATCCCTTCCTTCGATCTCTCCCTCACGGACTTCCACGCAGTCGATGTCTGCATAAAATCCCGTGGACATTGCAAGTTGAATGTAGCCCTTGTACGAAAGTAGGTAGGTAGCGGTGGTCCCATAGGGCACAACATAGTAGCCGTTTCCAAAAATCAGTCCCATTCCCTCGCCCCGGAGAGCCGCCGCCACAATGGTGCTAGGTTCGCAGTTCTTCAGCTGATCGCTGGCGCTTACAGCGGAAATCAGCGTCGATGTAATCCGCGCAACCGCTCTTTCGTCGCGGAGTGATTTCAACATCATGTTCTGCATCGCCGCCGACGTAATAGCGGCTGAAAACGTCTGCTTTTGAGCTATCTGCGGGGCAAAACTATTGTTAACTTTCATTGTTAATTCCCTTTCTTTTGCTTGGTGTTGTTACTGTTTTTTCATCAGTCCAGCCTTTTCGCTTCCTCGAATAAAGAAGGTCGGCAGAGACACCCAGTTTTTCGGACCAAACGGAAACAGGGTAATTCTCACCGCCAAAGGATATTAGGCGATTACTCGTTTCGGTTTTCGGATTGCCGTTTTGCCGTTTCCCACCGGCAATTCTCCGGACAGTAGTTGCCGTTCACATCAATACGGTCTATGGTCAAATCGTCCCGGTAGCCATTGGCAAGCGCCCAATCCCGGAACGCTTCAAAACCGTTCCGCCATTCTTCGCAGACCGTAATCCCTCGCCCTCCGTAATGCGGATAGCATAAAACCCGCTCATTGAAGCACCTTGCCTTCATGCTCTTCCAAGTGCGATATAGCCGCGATTCGCTCATCCCATGCTTTCTGTGCGCATCGCCCGAGGCGGCGGGAATCAAGCACCCGCACGACTTCGTATCTCCGCTTCGCAAAGCATTTGTTTTGACAAGAGTCTCGTTTCCACAATCGCATTTGCACTTCCATAGAGTTTTTCGGTTCGGCGCGTGTCCTGCAAATTCAATGACCGTAAGTTTCCCAAAGCGCTGCTCGGTCAAATCCAATAAACGACCCATGTTGGCTTAATCCGCGCGTCCAAACTGGATGCCGTTTTCCTTCATGTACTGCTTCAAGCCGTTCAGCTGCTCCGCTGTGCCGCGCACGCGGAAGACCAGCTCGAACATCTTCGGTGTCTCTTCCGTCTGCTCCGTGTGCGCAGTCTCGCGCGGCTCCTCCGTTCTGGGCGGCTCTGCTATCTTCGGCGTTGGTGCTTCCGTTGTCCGCGCGGCGGCTAGCTTATTCGCCACGTCCTGCTCCTGCTCGCGGCGCATACGCTTGCGCGTTTCCTCGATTTCCTTGATCCGCAGCAGGTTTTCGTTTCGTTTCAGGCACGACGCCAAATCGTGCGTCCGGCGGAACTCGTCCAGCAGCGTGGTCTCGAACTCGCTGTGCAGCGCGCGCAGGCTCTCCACGGCGTTCGAACACTTGGCGATCTCGCAGATAATGTCCTTGCGCGCCTGTTCCTCGGAGTAAGTGGCATTCATCCAGCGCGGGTTGTAGATGGCGTCGAACGTCAGAAAATCGTTCATCTCGCCAATGCTCTGGTTGAAAAACGCGCGCAGCCGTTCGTTCTTCTCCGCTTTCTTCGCCTCGTCGAAGGCTTTGATCTGCCCGTCGAGGTTTGCGGCGCTCTCATCGCACAGCGCCATCAGGGCTTTGCACTTTTCCTCGAACGGCTTATAGCTCTGCATCGCTGCTTCCTTTGCCATCTTGCGGCACTCGTCGATGCGGGCAGCCACCTTGCGGATCGTCGCGCGGTAGCTTTTAGCAGACGCGATCCCGTCCTCAGTGACGACCATCGTGCGGTACGGCGCAAGATTCTCGTCCAGCCATGCCTTGCACTCCTCGAAATTCGCCTGAATATCGAAATTGCGCAGCGGCGTCAGATCGGTCGAAATGCTGAATTCCATTGCTCCACTCATGCTTTTCCCTCCTCGGCGTCATACTGCGTGATCTCGCGCAGAAGCGGCAGGATATGCGGCGCGATGCTGTTCTCCGGCACATCAGTTTCCAGCACAATGGCGCGGTTGTCTCCGCCCTTCGTCGGCGCGATCACCTTGTCGCCCGCCTTGAGCGGCAGGCTCGTGCGATAGGTGTAGGCCATGCCTGCATAGCCGCTGAGCTGCGGCTTGTAATATCGGACCGTCACATACATCATCGCTCACCGCCCTTTCTCGGCACGCGCGTCACCCTGACCGCAAACGAAATGCCCGGTCCCTGTGCTTCCGGTTCTTCCTTCTCTTCCTCGTGCTTAGTTTCCGAGCGCAGCCAGCGAGCGAAGTCCACAGCCCTGCAAATGTCCTGGTCTTCCTTCAGCTCATCGATTGCCTGCTCCGTTCGCAGGATCGTATCTGCGATAGAAAGCGCGTCGCACTCGGCAAATACGATGGTTCTTGCGTCTCCGTGCTCGCCCGCCTCATCCATCGACAGCAGCGCGCACTTGCAGACCATCTTGCTGATTTCCTCCTGTTTTTCGAGATCCCTTACCGTGATTTCCAATGCCATTTTGTTGTTCTCCTTTTCAGTTTTTATCGTTCAGAGCCAACGCTCAGAGCGTCAAGATTTGCGACGGCATCGTTCCGTTTTCCACGTGCCGCCAGAAAGCCTCTGCGCGAGGAAGGAAAAATTGAATATCTGATTCGCAATCGTTTCTCTCGAATTTGTAGGCGCGTAAGCTTGCATCACCATCAGCGTTCAGCAGGAGTGCCCAAACCACCGCAAATTCAAACTCACCGCAAAACATTTGCTCGAGTATCTGCGCATAATATGTTTTTGGAATTTGTCTGTCCCACTTCTCCCAGTCATTTCTTCCGAGGCACGTCGCGGTCTTGCTCTCGTAAATGCCCTTTCGTCCGCTGGTCAATTCAACCAGCTCGCCATCCGGGGTGCAGGACAAAAAACTGTATCTTCCGACCGGTCGCAAAATGGTAAAAGGCTCAAACGTCAATTCGTATTCCGGGTGCATAAGCCGGAACATCTCCCGCAGAGGTTCTTCTGCAACATTGCCGAATTGAACGCGCGGATTATCGCTTATGTCTTTCGGCGTAACGGCTCCTAACTTTTCTTTCCAGAGCTGGATTGGCGTCTTGAAGCCGGACACCCCCAAGACCGAACCAATATCGCTTGCTCCCAGCCCGTGAGATCGACCAATTAACCATTCCTTACGATTTGGGTACGTTGTTCTCGTTATCAACCTTCGGTTCACCTCCTTTTTGGGGTGGGGCGAATACCGCTCGTTCCGCATCCCATCCACTACGAATCCGGTCGTATATCGTGTGGCTGGGAATTCCAGAAACCTTTGACCATGCGGCGATGGTCTTTTTTTCTCCCCGAATATCAAGAAAGTGATTTTTTTGCCTGTTATTGCACTGCTCGGACTGCGTCGCCCAGCGGCAATTGTCGGGGCAGTAGTTCCCGTTTACATCAATACGGTCGATGGTGCATTGCCCGCGCGGCGCTTGCACGTCATATCCAGCTCCTATAGCCCAATCCCGGAACGCCTCAAAACTCTCGCGCCATTCGTCGCACACCACAATCCCGCGTCCGCCATAAAGCGGGTATTCCTTACAGTGTTCGTTAAAACACCTCCGTTTCATCGCGTTCCATACGGTGTAAAGCCTTGTTCCGCTACCACCATGAGTTGTTTTCAACTCCGATAGCATCTTGCTTACCCTCTGCCTGTGCAAACACCCGCAGCTCTCTGCTCGGCCAGCATTTAACTCGCCCGCGTTTGCTCTAACTTCCTTGCCGCAATCGCACCGGCACAACCACGCCGGGCGATTGTGTATCCGACCGTCTTGCCGAACGACCGTCAATCGCTCATACCGGCGTCCGGTTAGATCAATAAACTTAGGCATAGCCCAGCACTCCCTGCCACTTCCCCTGTTTCTCAAGCACGTCTCTCGCGTATTCGCTCGCGCCGCCGTGGCCGGTGTTGTAAGCTGTAAGCGCATCTGTCAGGTTGCCGCATCCGTAAACGCCAAGCAAATGTGTCAGCACTGCGCATCCTGTGCGGAAATTCCCTGCCGGGTCCATCAGGTCGGTTACGCCGATGCTTTCTGCCGTCTTCGACCACCAGCGCGGCTGGATCTGGCAGTAGCCATAGCTCTTCCCGCCGTCTCCGATCTCGTTCTTGAAGTGCGTTTCCCGCTCGATCAGCGCAAGCATCAGCGGATAGTCCACCGAAAACTCCTCGCAAGCTCCATATAGGGCTTCCTGTTCCTCGTAGCTCAGAGGAACGGCCTCGCTGAAAGGGAAAGGGATGTATGCGTACTCTTCCGCCACCGCGCCATCCGAGAAAACAAGCGCGTCATCGATCATCAGAACCGGCTGTGCATCCTCAGAGGGGAGTGTCGGGCATTCCGCGCTTTCCGTTTCGACAGCGGTCTCGGTCATCCTGATGTCGTGAAGCAGCTCTCCCACAACCCAGACCGCAATCAGAATGTTGACCAGCAGCATCAGGAATGCCAGATAAGGAAGAAGAAACGTCACCGCGTCCTCCGCCTTCTGGATGCGGCGCTGTCTGCGAATCTTTTTCCGCCGCTCGCGGCGTTCCATCTGTGCGATACGTGCTTGACGCTCCTTCGAGCTTTCGTTCGTTTCGAAATTCATTTCGCGTGCTCCTTTTCTGCAAAAATAAAAGAGGGGCTGAGTCCCGAGATTTTCCCGGTTGCTCAGCCCCTCTTGGCTCTTCCGACCGCCCGCTTGCGGTCAGGTACGTTATTCGCTTTTCTGTTCGCCGAAGCGAAAGACCTTCTTGGCATCCACGCCAACGATCTTCACGCCGAACGCCGTCCGCGTGATCTGCACATCCAACCCTGCCGCAAGACAAGCGTCGATTGCCTGCGCCTCTTTCGCGCCTATGTAAGTCTTATCTGCCATTCTTTCTCCTTTTTCCCATGTGCTTGTGCACAGTTCGTTTCCGCCGTCATACGCTTTCGCCATTCAGCCTTGTCATAAACTCCACAAACGGGAGCCTCGGGATCTTCACACGGTTTCCGATCAAAATCGTGGGAAACCGCAGCTGCTCCGGCGCTTTTTTCGCCGCAACGCGAATCGCGTGAGGGTCGCATTCCAAAATCTCCGCAGCCTCCGCCGGCGTCAAGTACGCCTTGTCCATATTTACAACATCTTTCAGTGTCATGGCCATCACCCTTTCATCCTCCGCGTTCCTGCGTCAGCCGCACTACCTTGCGCCGCAGCACCGTTTCGAATATCGGACGCAGTTTCTGGTCGCGGGCAATAACGTGCAGTTTCGACACGCCTTTGCACTCACTGGATGATGCGCCCATCCGGCTCATGCGATTCCGCAGCAGCGTCTGCCGGCGCTCGAGGTCGACGTGCGCCAGTCGTTCTACCTCATCGTAGATGTCGCGGCGGAACATCTGGTGATTCAGACCGAACTGCTCGATGGTGGTGTTAATTTCCTTCTGCGCCCGCTCCTGCCAACCGTCGCTCTCCAGCATCGGCGCGGCCATCACCGCAAGCGCACCATCGAAGCGGTTCTGCTTTTCCTCCACAGCTTTCAAGCGGCGTTCCTGCTCGATATTGATTTGCGCCTGTAAGGAAAACATTTCTACGGGTGAAAGCACCTTTTGTCCGTATCCTCCGGTCTTGCGGATGGAGGGGAGGACTTCGCTTGTCACCCATTTGCGGAACGGTTTGGCTTCCGGCTTGTCCGACCGAAGAATCACATTGTACAGGCCGCTCTCGTTGATAATGGTGGTTTCCTGCTCCCGGCCCAGTGAATCGGTGAGGGGGATCTGATTCCGCTCATCTTCATCAAGCCGGTCTGCAACCTTGTGGGCGCTTCCAAGCCCCAGTACGTTGCACACGTCTTTCAGGACAAACCACGGTTCGCCGTCTCGCTCCACCGTGCGGACTGTATTCCCGTGGTAGTGGTAATCGAAAATCCTCATTTCATTCATGGCGTTCCCTTCTGCCCTTCCTCTCTGAAAAGCAACTCATTGACATCGCACTTATACAGGCGCGCAATTTCTGGTAGTCTGGACGTGCGAGGGGATGTAATCCCCGTCTCCCACTGATAGAGAGTCATCGTACTGACACCAAGCCTTTCTGCGGCCTCTTTTTGCGATAAGTCCGCCCGCACTCGGCAGACCTTGAACCCGTTTGCGATAAAGCATCACCACTTTCTTCTTAGCATCTTCTTAGTTTCGCTTGACATTTACTAAGTAAGGCTGTACAATGCCTCTTGATAGAAATAAATAACAGCTTCACATAAGTAAACGTATCGCGAAGCATCCTTGCTTTTTGCTTCGCTTTTGCTTTGTAATGCTAAGTATATCACTTAGTTTTACGAAGTCAACGTTTGTTTTTGTTGTTGCGCCTATTTCTGCAATTCGCACAATACTAAGGGGTTCTATATGGATATTTCGACAATGCTTCATAGGGTCGATCTGCTTTTGCGCGCAAAGGGATTATCAAAAGCTGAATTTTATGGCATGGTGCCAATCTCATCTTCTGCCGTTGCGCAGTGGAATATGGGGCGCACCAAACCGTCTCCGCCGAAAATCAAAAGGATGGCTGAAATATTAGATGTTGACCCATCTTATCTCGGATTAGGTGATATAGATGGTGAAAAAAAAGAGCCTGCCGCCCAGGAGGGCAGCAAACTCAATGTGCTGGATCTCAGCGACTTGACGCCTGAGAATCGCGCGAAGGTGCGAGACTATTTTGATCTCGTCGCACGTTCTCAAGATAAGTAAGCGCTTTTATTTTGTTTTCCGGTGTCATGCGCTCAAACAGTTCATACACCTCTTTTTGCAGGCCGTCTATCGCATCCATTCTGTTCGCCCTTCTCCTTCTCTCATTCTGTGTTCCGTTAATACCGGAGCCGCCGCACCAGCCACGAAAGCGGCGGCTCCGGGCATAGCAGATTTTTGTTTCACCGTTGATCTGCTATGAGTCTATCGTAGCAAATTTATTCTCGACCGTCTATGAGACAACCTTCCTATCCGTGCGCCATCATCTTCCTATTCGACACGGTCCGACTTTATTCGCTGAGCGAAAATGACGATGTGCGAAAAAGCGCAGCAAGCAGTAGAAAGGGGCTGAAACAATGCCGGAATGCTTAGAAGAAAATATATCTGATGAAAGCTTGGCTTTGAAAGAAATATTGAGAGCCAAAAGAGACTTGCTGGGATTATCGAACCAGGCGATAGCAGATGCCGCCGGTCTTTCCGTTCATACGGTCAACAATTACTTTTCCAGCCGCTCCAAGGCGACCAGCGCTTATGTCGTTCTCCGCATTGCAAAAGCGCTGAATTGTTCGATCGATAATGTTTGCGGAATAGAATCTGACGAAAATTCGTCCGATTCGTCAGAGGAAGTGGAATCCATCAACGCTCAGCATCAGGATGAGATCATTGCCATGCAGGAACGCCAGATCAGCGATCTGCGCAAAGATAAAAGGGCGGGGCGGTTTGCTATTTATCTTTCGGTTGTCCTCTCCGTGATCGTCCTCATTTATTTCTTCCATTTTGATGTGCCAAATCCCAACTGGGGCTTTACAAAACTCATGAGGGATTTCTTTTTATGTTTTGCAAAATAGAACATTCGTTCTCCGTCTCTTAACAGCCACGTTGTAGAAGGGTGATAGCAATATGAGGAAATGTATAAAATGCGGCACGGAACTGCCGGAAGGAGCCATCTTTTGCCACATTTGTGGGAAGAAACAGGTGCAGGAAAAGCGCCGCGGTCGAATGAGACAAAACGGGCAAGGCAACGCTTATCGGCGCGGGTCTACATGGACAGGACGTGCAACAGGATATTCTTATACCGTCGTAGACGAAAATGGTGATGCAAGGCTAATCCGGAAAAGACCCACGAAGGGCGGCTTTAAAACAAAAACGGCAGCGCTGGAATGGGCGGCCGCACAGGATGTACAGCAGGTGAAGAAGGAGCCACCCACCCTATTGGAACTTTGGCAGGGATGGAGCGAGAACGACTTGCTCACTCGCTCGAAGGACAAGCAGATCGCCTACAGAAAAGCACGCGAGCGCATTGAACCGATCATTGCAAGAAAAATAAGCGATCTGACTATCGACGACTTACAGTCTACCGTCAACGCCGGAGCAAAATCGTATTACACCGCCCGAGACATGAAATCCCTGCTCTCTAATTTGTATCAAAGGGCGATGGCGAGCGGAGGAGGCAACGGATGGGTAACGGTGAATCTTTCCCGCTTCATCGTGCTTCCGGAGCTGGAAGAAAAAGTGCCAGAGCCGTTTACCGAGGATGAAGTCAGTGCCATGTGGAAAGCGTGGGATGAAGGAAATGTTTTCGTTGGATATATGCTGCTGATGATCTATACGTCAATGATGCCCGGAGAGCTGCTTTCGTGCAAAACCGATATGATCGACTATGACCGGCACGAAATTTACGGATGCGGTAAAAAGACAAAGAAACGAAAAGATACCCCTATTGTATTCCCTGAGTTCATCGAGCCGGTCCTGAAGGAATTAAGCAAAAAGTCCACCAGCAAAACAGGTAAAATATTCGGTGGAGATGAAGGAACCTTCTATTCGGCTTACCATTCCGCTACAAGAGCGATCGGCGTGCGGGACTTAAACCCGTATTCCTGCCGTCACACAACGGCAACAGAGGCCGTCAAGAAAGGCGTGGAGCTTCCCGTCGTACAGCAGATCATGCGCCACTCTAAACTAGCATCGACGCAAAGATACATCCACGTCTCTACGGAAGCCGCGCATAAGGCCATCAATCAGCTGACAAAGCAATGAGTTTGTAGCCCATTTCTCGTGGGATGTTACAGCGATCGTGTAGCCCATTTTGTAGCCCACAGAGCAAAATTAACCAAACCAAATCCAGCCAAAAGTTGCAAAAACATGTTTCGTGAAAAATAAGAAAAAACCTTGGAACCATTGAGATTCCAAGGTTTTTCTGATATGGCGCGGAAGAGAGGATTTGAACCTCCGCGACGCTTTTTACACGTCCTACTCCCTTAGCAGGGTAACAATAACCATTGATTTATCAATGTTTTTTGCCATTTTGTAGCCCATTTGTAGCCCATAGATTCCGCCATTTTCCTTCTCACCACACTCCCCTACAAGTGAGAAAAGGCGAGGGAGTAATATATCTTACTCCCTCACTTTCCGGCATTTGAGCATAGTCATTTCTCTGTCAGCGGCGCTTACTGCGAACGTTCTCACCATCGATTTCCTTGAATTCCACCTTAGAAACGCGGAACCCATTTGGAACGATTACAGAATTTTTTCTGGCTGCATCCCGTTCCGCCATCACGCGCTCGAACTCGAGTTTCAGTGCTGCAAAGCATTCTGCGCAAACTCCGAGTGATGGCGCGCGCCGAATGTTGTCATCCAGCGCAGACAGCACCGCGCGATCTCTTTCGTTGCATTTATCCGTCATCATTGTCTCCTATCACTATCTGGCCGTCAAGCTCGCCATCGCCTTTCGCTCCACCATTCAACCACCATTCCATGACGGCCTCTCCGCTCGTGAAGTAAGTAGGCGGCTTATTCATGCCACGTCGCTCTCTTTCTTCGATCATTTTATTGAACGATCTGACATACTGTTCTCTGTATTTGGGCCAGCGCTCAAACTCTTCTGCCGCACGCGTATTCATTGGGCAGCCGATGCACCCGACGCGCTTGAAGCCCTCGTCGTACAATCCGCAATATGGCACATCATACTCCTTGATAAATTCCCAAACTTCGTCGTCCGTCCAGTCTATGATCGGGTTTAAGGTCGTTTTTGCTTTTTGATAGCACTGCTCAACAAGGCGGCGTGTTTCGCCGTTATCGTTGTTTAGAACCACCCCCCCGCACGGTTGATAAAAAGGGGATTTCCCCTCGATATTCCAGATATTGTCTTAGCTTTAGTCGCAAAAGTTATCAAACCTTGATTTTTCTTCCGGTTCACGCTTTCATCCCATCGGACGCCGGTGATGGTAACTCTTCCCTTCCCTCCGGTTTCTTTCAGTTGCGCGCAGCAGTATCGCACAAGGCGCGTCGGCGGCATTAGCTTTTTGGGGATCAGCGTCCACATGGTAATAGGGTTTCCGTCTTTATCTTTTGGTACATCGCGTGAAACGTCGGGATAAACATCACGGATAAATTGAACGAGCTCCGGCGGGTCTACGCTCGTTACACGATAATGCGCATCGTATTTCACTCCTGCAAGGTCGCAGAGCTTTTTGACGACTACACTATCTTTTCCGCCGCTGAACGCCAGATAATACCCATCAGGCGGCTCGAAGTGCTTCAGGCGGTCGATTGCGATCTGAACCTTATCGACCGTTCCGAAGACGGTGTATTCGATCAGCGCCATTCTTTACTCCTTCCTGTCTTCATAGCGGCACACGCCATCAGTATCCGGCACCGGGCAATAGTCGGCACATACCGGGCAATCATCATTGACGCAAATTTCATCCATGCACCACTTACAATCAGGCATTTTTATCAATCCTTTCCCGCAGCCGCCGAACCTTAAAGGCTCGCAGCTCCTCCACCGCGTCCTCGACCTTAAACTCGATTGCCATCTGGTCGAGCATGATCCCGACATCGGCGATCTCTTCGGCAATGTTAACAAGTGTGTCGCCGTCAATGCGTCCACGCAGGAATTTGCACAGCACGTCCTGCAACTCGGCCGTTTCTTCAAAAACCATCGTGATTTGATTTTGACTGCCAAACACGCGCAGCGCGTCAAGAAATACCTTTCTCTCTTCTTCAGTCATCGAATTTCTCCTGTTCAATTTTAATTATGCGCTCACCGCTGTCTTTACTCCTGGCGCGCCAGTTTTCTTTTCGCCCACCCCCGCAGGTTCCTCCATGGGTGAGCTTCTGCATAGTGTGCGCGCTCTCGTGCATTCAAAAGATCGTCATGCAGATTCTGCGCGCTTCTCATCCATTCGAAAAGGTCTTTCGTTTGCTGGTCTCTTTCCACCTTCATGGTAGCAATGCACGCGTTTGCCCGCCCAAGCGCCGCCTCGGTGTCAGCAAGCTTGTTTCGCAGCGCATCTGCGTCCGCTTTCAGGTTTGCGATCTCGTTCGCCTTGTTGATGGCTTCGCCGTTCATCTGGTCAAGCTGCTCGGTCAGGGTGGCGTTCTTTCGCTGCATTGCCGCCTTTAGGTTCGCATACTCGGCGATCAGATCATTCTTTTCGTCGATGCAGTTTTTCAGCTCGACGTTCTCTGCTTCAAGCGCCGCAGTTTTTTCCTGCGCGTCCTCCACCATCTTCGCCATCTGTTCTTTGGTGTACTTCTTCACATTGATGCTCATAATTTGGCTCCTTTCATTCGCATCTGTTCTTCCCGTCCCCGGTCGCTCGTGATGCTCACGACCTTGCAGTCGCCGTATCGCTCGATGTCCATGGCGATGCGCTCCTTGATTCCCTGCGCGTCAGCGGCGGAGCCGTTGGCTTTAATCGTGATCGTCAGCATTTTGGGTCTCCATTGTCTTGAGCCTTATTCGTTTTTTCCCTCCACTCGATATATGCCTTTCTATTCATGCGGTATTCGTAGATCAGGCTCTCTGCTCGGAGGATATCCCTCCACTTATTACTTGCGGCTACCCAAGCCAACCCGGCGGCATAAACTGCCAATCCAAGAACGATTGCCACCAACGCAACGCCGCCAATAAGCATAAATGCCGCGCCAATATTCACCATCACACTATCTATCATTCGCATTCACCTCCGTCCTTCGGTTCGCCGTAGCTGCAAAAACCGTTCTTGCCAACATTGCGCCTATTGCATGGCGAATATCTGTTGTGGCACGTCAGCGTCCCCGGCTTCCCATACCTCTGGGTAAACTCGGACGGCAATGTGCTGTGCTTGCAGTCCTTGCACCGAGTAACGACCTCTGGAAAGGCCGTACTGTCCCGCAGCTTTTTCGCCACAAAGGTCGCCCCGCAATTTTCCGCGAAGGCGGCGGCCGTATCAGCGTCGATTAAGCGCATTGCTGTCACCTCCGTCCATCTTCGCCCCACATGCGGGGCAGTAATTGTTCTTGCGGTTGTTCCACATATCGCAGCACGTTGATACATACCCCTCGGCAACAGTCGTTCCGCTTCGATAGTGCGTTACCCACCGCCCATGCACTACCGGCGCAACGTCGGCAGCGGGGATACTGTTGATTTCCTGCGTGCAGATTTCTGGATTTTCGTACCGACGTGTGATTAAATCAATCACAGCTTCTCGCTTAATGTATTCACCCATTGTCATACCTCCTCCACATAGCACCAGCTCTGCGGCGCGCGCTTGATGTCATATGGCGCTGCGCCGAATCTCGTATTGCGTAGACCTGTAAACTCGCTCAGTTCGCGCGGCGTGTCGTAGATTTTTAGGTTGGAGATATGCCAGCCGTAACCGACATTTTCGCCGAGGTAGTTTCCGAACTCTTCTGAGGTTAAGCAAGTATCTTTGAGCCGATTGTCGAGCTGCTTCCCGCTATCGTCCCAGAATCCGCAGATGTTCACACGGGTAATTGCGTCGCAGATAAACTCCCCGATGACCTTGCCGCCGCCGTAAAACTGTGGCCTTGGATAGTCCGTCGCAATGAAGTCCTCGTGCGGATATTTGGGCAGCGTGCAGTAGATATAGCACTTAAACGGCGTTTTCAGCTTTGGGCGCGTCTTGCGCACTTCAATCGTCTTTTCACCGCTGGCGATCTTCTCCACCCACTTCGGGCGGATGCTCAACATAACAGCTTTACTCATCACTCCACCTCCTGCATCCAGAACTCGCGGTGGCAGTCAGAGCACAACCGGTTTGAACAATTCCCGTATCTGATTCTGCAATCAGCGGAAATGCGTTTTGGGCATACCGCCAAGTACCCAAATGTGTCAATTTCCGTCTCCGGATACTGCTCCAGAAACACGCTCTGCCGCGTCTTGAGCGGGTGCTCCTTCGACCACTGCTCAACGGCAGCAATGATTTTCTCGTACTCTTCATCGGGTGCGCTGGTGCCAAGGCCACATCCAGCTCTTTTAAGTGGGCAGCCCTCGCAATGCTTGCATAAGTTGCACATTCTCTTCCGTTCTCTCAAAAATTCTAATGCGTCCATAATAGTTACCTCCAATTTTTGTTTTGTTAATTGGATTAGTTACAAGAGCATGAGCTCTTCAAGAGATAGTTCATTTCGCGCAACTGCCAAAACCTGTCTGTCTGTTAAGCCGTACTTATCTCTCAACGGCACTAAAATTGCGCACATGTTCTTCTTAGTAAAAAGCACTTCTCCAGATGTAAGCTTTCTGTAAGCCTTCTGAATTTCCACAGCTGCTTCTAACTGCATAATTTAGTAATCTCCTTTCAGTTGATGGATTGATGAAATGATCCGTGCAGCGCACCTTGTCAAGAATCAGTTCTCTTGTTCCACTCTTTGACAGCAGATTCTTTCGTGCGCCCTCTTAAAAATTCTAAAGCGTCCATCTTTACCTCCCTAAAATTTAAAGCTCTCTCTGAGCTTATTCCCGTTGATATCCGCCTCCGCCGTAAAGTAGCGGTGCGCTCGTTGATGTATACGATTCTGCCGTGTACGGTTTGAGCTTTTCGAAACCGCAAATGCCGCTCGCGCCCTCAAAGGCTGCGGGTGTCCAGCTGTATGTGTCTCCGGTGTTCATGCGTCCTCCCTTATGTCCCCTCCCCATTGCTCCGCCATAGCTTTAGCGATGCCGGGGAAGGTCTTTGCGAGGTTTTTTGCTCTATCTGTGGTAAACATGCCTTTGTGCTGTGCCCCATGCTTATGGCTGTAACTGCCACTCGGACACCATGTTGCTACCGGTTCAACGATGTTTGTCGGCTCCAACGGCTGGACACCACGCTCCCACAGCAAGGTTTTTTTGCTAAACGGGTGCCCGTATTGATAGGGCTGTATGGCTTGGGTTGGCTCTGGATACTCAAAGACTTTACTCGGCGTCGGATTCTCAATCACAACTTTTTCGCAATCCGCTGCCCAAATAGCTAAAAACAGCGCTTTGCCGCACAAGCCCTCATAATACCGCTTGATATTGAGCTTACCGCCCCTATATAAGTGCCGCGCTCCGGCGTTGCTTGTCTTAGTGCAGGGAGGGAAAGCAATAATCATATCCCACCGTCCCACATCATGGGTCTGTCCATCCATAGTGGTCACTTGCCCCCCCTCGATGGCCTTGAGCGCATCGCCTAAGATATGCCACTCCGGGTGTCCGCCGGACGGCTCCTGAATGTCACAGGAATATGCCTCATGTCCCAATGCCCGGAACGCTTTGCAAACTTCCTGCGATTCCTCGCAGGCAACTAAAACCTTCATCTCAATACCTCACTCCGATAAAATCCAGCACTCGGCCATAGCCGAGGCCCTTTTCATTTGGCTTCCACATCCCGTCAGCAGGATCGTAAGCCCCGCCGCCGATGCAGAACTCATAGTGCTTCGGATGCGTGTGCTTCATGCGCTCGAATCGGTTCTCGCCCTTTTCGAGATGTGCGCCAAATGCGCAGAACATACAGCCTGTGCGCTGGCAACCCGTGCAATGCAGCTTGCAGTCGATCAGCGTTTTGGTGTAGTCGTTCTCGCCGTCACTGGCCACAATGTCACCGTAGACACTTGCGATAGGGATTTGCCGGTCTACGATAAACCGTAATACGTCCTGCTCCGTCCAGAAACTCATGGGCTTAGATAAGGGACGCCTTCCTTCAAAGGCGTTGCAGCCGGTTTCGCGCCATTTTTGCATACGCAGAAGACTTTCCTCCGCCATTGTTGCCGTCGTGGGCTTGACATCCGCTCGGTGCTCATAGCTCTTTGACGGGGACTTTTTCATAATTCCACAGCACTTGTCTGATATGAGAAATGGAGCCGAAAGCAAATACTCCCACTTTTCACAGTTGTACATACTTTTTTCCCCATCAATGCGTAAGACTTCCCCACGCAATAGCTTCATACTGCGGCTCTCCGGTGATCGCCGCGCGGTTTCTATCCTGTGCGCCACATCTTTTCCTATGACGCTATACCCGTACTTCGTCACGACCTGCCGGACGTTCATCTTTGGACGAAGGCGTACAAGATTGACAGTCAAGCGGGGGAACTCCCTCCGCAGCCAGTCGGCGTACTCATTGACGAACTTCTGTATCTCCGGGTACTCCAGCCCTGTGTTCACAAACACCAAGTGCAGCTCCCACGGCGGTGCCCTGAAACTCGACAGGTAACGCGCCGCCAAGTATGCCAGCACCGCGCTATCCTTTCCACCGGAAAAACTGACATAGCACCTCCCGCCCCATGCGGTGTACCACTGGTCGAGCTTTTCGTAAGTCAGGATTTCTTTGTCTTCCAGATCGAGTGCTAAGAGCTGTTTCGCCGCCTCTTTCGGAATCGGCTGATTGCTATACTCTTCCATCGCGCACCTCGCATTCTCCGAACAACTCCCGGAACGTCTGCCCGGTCAGGTCTTCCAGCGCAAGCAGCCCTCTGATAGTCGCATCAATATCGCCCTTGATAAAGCGCGAAATGTTGCTCTGGTGGATGCCGGTCGCCGCGCCGAGCGTCGTCTGGTTGTAGTCAGTCTTTTCAAGCGCCGCCTTGAGCGCCGGATACACGCAGCGCTCCCACGGGGTTTTGCTCATAACAAATCGGCTCATGATGGTTCTCTCCCAAAATATTTTTCGTATTCCTCGTTGCTCCACTCCGTCCACACGGAGACGAACCGGCGCTTTTTCTTCGGGTCTTTCCGCACGGCGGAAACGGAGTGCGATACTTGGCTGATATCCACGCCACACCTTTTTGCCAGCTCGGATGGGGAATCTGCGACGCAGGTCACGATGCCCGCGTGCTTATAATCAAGCGCGAGATATAACTGCCTGCGTATCATCTTTTTCGCTCCTCATTTCAGTCGTTGATAGCGGCGCGTCTTGAAATGGCGCGCGCCTAAGTAATCGTCTTTCTCCTGTGTCTGGCGTGCTTCTTCTTGCTTCGTCGTGTTGTGCTTGGCAATGTCCGCCTGATAGTACGGGCACTTGTTGTAGCAGCCGGGATACCGCGTCGGCGGTAAGCAGGATTGGCAGTGCTCAAAGCTCATCTCACACCCTCCGTTTTCACAAAATGCAAAACCATGTCATACCCCTGATCGGTTTCGATGATGTCCCACGAGTGTCCTTCACTAAGTTCATGACCGTCTCGGATCTCGATCCGCCGATCTTTGCTGTCGCCATCGGCATCGCTGTTTTTATATTTCAAGTACGGATAATGCGTCTGCGAGCAGCCGACCAGCAGCACCGTAACCGTCGCCGCAGCGATTAGGATTCGTTTCATTTCCCTCTCCTTCATTCCGCGGCGGGCGCGGCAGCGGCTGGTAGATCGTTTGTGTGTTTCTCATCCACGGTGTCAGCCAGACGCACCACATCACATCCATCAGGGGACTGCCGCTATCGCCGTCCCCTCGTTCCTTAAAGAAGAAATCGGGGCGCCACGTCAGGGGAAGTATGTAGCTCGGCGGGATCTCTTCAAAAAGTGCCATTCTCTTCGCCGCGTGCCAATACTGTGACTTGAGCAGCATCGCAAAGGGCTTTTGAATTTCCGCTGCACGGCGAATAAAATCCTCCGCCAGCGAAAACGGCGGGTTCGTGATGATCCAATCAAAGCTTGTGAGAATTCTTTTGAAAATACCGGGGCTTAAAAAGTCGAACCCTTCGGATATATCCGTTCCGAATGAGCTGCCATATCCGCACGCCCTGATCACGTCCAGCATATCCCCCTCGCCCGCCGCAGGCTCCCAAATGGTCGTATTTTTCGGCAGGTTCAGAAATTGAAGAAGGGCGACCGTCGCCTCCGGCGGCGTCGGGTAAAAGTCGGCCTGTCTGCGCCCTCTCGCGCTGTTGCCGCCAGCTATCCTGCTCGCATTCAAGCTATCCATATTCAACCTCCCGCAAACAAACTGATCTGCGCTGTGTGTTCCGCAAAGCGCTTTTCCTGCGCCTGAAAATAGTGAGGGTCGATCTCGCACCCAACAAAATCAAAGCCAAGATCATAGGCGGCTATGCGGCTGCTGCCGCTGCCCAAGTGGGTGTCCAGTATCTTGTCTCCCGGTTTGGCGTACTTCTGCAAAATCCATGTGTACAAAGCCACTGGCTTTTGCGTTGGATGAATTCGCACTTCGTTCAGCGCCTTGTTTCCCTGCTGTGTTGTGCCGTCCCTGATGCTTTTCCCTTGAAACATCCCGTTCCACATATAGCGGAATATCCGAACGCTGTCATGAACGTTTGTCGCCGCGATCTCGCAGTCCGAAAAGGAGCTACTGTCGTTGCACTTATCCCAAACGATACGCCCCGGTGGAAACACGACGTCGAAGTAATTGCAGCCCCAGACAATGTACTTTTTCGCCACGCGCGCCAGTTCGAAAAAATAGTCAATTCCCGGAACATCCCACTTCGGTGATATGGGATAGTCTCGATGTACGCCAATGGGGCTGATCTTACAGCCATAATAGCCACGCCGCTCCGGACCGCTGAAATATGGAGGGTCTACCACAGCCAGATCGAACGCCTTGTCCGGTGTCGCCCGCATATACTCCATGCAGTCCGTGTTATATGCTACGTTCAACCCTGCTTCCCTCCTTCAATCACAGTAAACGCTTCCCGGCGCATGACCGCTACGCGAGACCTCTTCTGTTCCAAATACTCTTTCTGCGCTTTATACTTCGCCGGTAGGCGAAATTTTTCACACGATTTTCGCCATTGGCTCCGCTTCGTATAGTCCCTATCGAACCATTTGCACTCATCACAGCAGTAACACACGTCCTCCACGTCCTTGACCTCTCCCGGCGTGAAGTATGCGCTGAATAACTCGCAGTTATAGAGACAGTTATTGCAGGCACACCCATAGCAGCTCATTCCGCATCTCCATCGCTATCGGCGGTGAGATTTTCAAGAACCGACTCGACACTCATGTTGTAGAGCATGGTCTTAATCAGTTCCGCCGTCTCGCCGAGTTTGTCAATATCCTTTGCTCCGTAAGTCCACCGCGCAGTGAAAGTCACCATCGGCGCGCCTGTCGGACCATAGAAGAAACAGGCATCCACGCTGTCACAGTAGAGGTAACTGTTTTTTCGTGGTGTGCTCGCCTTCCCTCCAAAACGTGTCATAGCGTGCTCTGCCATCGTTGCGGGAGGTGTGGCGACGATGTGTCCATCCATGTTTGATGATCTGGCCGCGCGATGAAGCATGGATTTCTGCTGCTCTTTTGTGAACATATCGCTCAACTCCATTCTGTTGGTTGTCTGATTTCATTGTATAAGCTCCCCCCAAACGAATTTTTGCCGCCTCTGCACCGCCTGCGTACCCGCGCTTTATCTCCCGTCAGCATCCTTGTTTCGTCCTTACTGCCTCCCCTGCACGTCGCCGGACACTACGGTGCGAAGCGCCCGCGCAAAATTTTAAAATAGAGACATCACGCGCGAAGCGTTTTTATAAATTTTTTTCGGAAGGCCTTTTTGTTTTTTGGATTTTTCGCCACGCTTTCAAAACCACCCCCCCTATGTCTTGTTGACCTCACCAATACGTTAAGGCGGTGAACGTGTGTGGGGAAGGGAGAGTTATGGGGCTTGTGCGCCTGAGAAAGTCGCTTCGAATCGTAAACCACCCCCGCCCAGCCGGAGACGATCGCACCCGCCCAGCAGACCCGGACGAGGCCGCGCAGGCCCGCGGAAAGACGCCAAAAGCCGGTAACTGTTTCACTTATTGATAATAAGCACAACAGTTACCGCCATTTTTTGTTGCATTTGCAACAGTCGTTCGTCAACCTGCACAACGAGTGAGCGGCACGGCTCTCGCCCGACCTTCCGAGATAGTAAACACTTGTTGACTATCAATCACAGTTAACCTTTCTGCCGTTCCGCTCTCTTCGCTCAATGTGTTGCATTTGCAACAGTTCGCAGCCCTCACCCATGAACAAGCCGGGTTTGGCGACTCTTCCACCCCTCCCCGTTTTTTTGCTCTTTTTGCCTGTATTTGAAAACAAAGAATAATATAGTGTACTGAAAACGGGCGCGGGATAAACGCGCGCGCGTACAGCCTCAGGGCTTTTCCCAGTGCTCGCATACGGCAGGGCATGAGAAAAACCCGCTGGGGCGTTCCCTGCGGGCTGTGGCGGTGGTTTATGGCGTTGTGGTTGGGTTAGATGATGTATAGCGTGCCGTTAACGTCAAGGCTTACGCCCTCTTGCTGCATGTCCTGCTTGATCTAGCGGCAAAGCTCGACGACTTCGGCGGCGTGTTCCTGCACGGCTTCCGGCGTGGCGGCGCTGTAAACGATCGTTACACCCTCGCCGACATGGCAGTTCAAACAATTATACCACTCATATTTTGTACACTTCGCGCAAATCGAGAATAAAATAATCGTCTGACAGTCGCCGACTGGTTGCCGATTGGTCGGCCGGATACATGACGGATACAACCTGTATACATGATGGATACAAGGCAAAGCGCCGGGGATTACTCCCCAGCGCTTTTATTTTTTGGCTTGTTCCAGCCCTCCCGCTCGAATATTTCCGCCCAGGTTGTCGGCGTTCCGTCTTCGTGCCACACATACGCGGGCTTTGGCTCTTCCGTTTTCTTTTTCGGGGCGGGGTATGGGGCTTCCTTTGGCTTTTCGATCTGCAAGGGCTTGTGCATGTTCCCGCTTAATCTGATAATTTTTTCCGTTTCATCTGCTCCGATCTTGACCCATTTATCAACAAAATCGTTGATGCTGACGGACTTTTTCCCGGCCGCGACCGCCGCCGCTTCGTAAATCTCACTTTTCACGCTGCAAGCGGTTCGCCCGTTTTCGGCTTCCGGCACGTTCTGAGCGCTTTTTTCTTCCTCCGAGGTTAGACATACTACCCCACCCGCTAAAATCGCTCCTGCGGCTTCCTGTGTCGATTCTGTGGCATTTTCTGCGGCGGGTGTCGGTTGCCATTTCTCCCGCTTTGTGTCGTAGCCGCGCGCCTCTGCGATTTGCGGCAATGAGTTATCGAGCGTCAGCGCCAACCCGCTGCGCTGCTCCACCGCTTCCAGAATATAGCGGTTTACGCTTTGACCGTCAGCGGCGGCAGCTTCTTTAATTCTTTCTCGGCTCCCTTTGGGGACAACAACAGAAATTCTTTCATAATTCTCTTTGTTGTACTTATTCGGGTCCCATGAACTATTTTCTTTTTTTGGCACAGTGTCGCCTCCTTTCTTCCGAATATACTATATGTAAACTGCTCAGTTTGCAAGCTTTTCCTAGAAAAAACATTTAATTGCACAATTATCTTGAATCGCAATTGTGCAATTTGCTAAATCGGTTGTAATTGCGCAATTTATATTGACAATTGTGCAATTACGGTTTATTATAGGCACATAAAGCAATTGAGCAATTTACCACAAGGGATAACGCTTACATTACAGGAGGAATGAAAATGACAGTAAAGGAATTGTGCAATTTGATTAAGTTCTACCCCGACGACGATAGAAAGATGGGAATCTACATTTCAGCCGACGGAGCAACAAAGGACTTCGACCCGGCCGTTGCAATTGAGTTAGCCGCCTATGGCGATTTCGTCATCTCCGAAATTGGCATAAGTTCGAGAGGCGCAGAAATCGAGATCAAGCGCGAATTTGTAAAGGCCATCACCTGATCGGCGCTGCTTCTGGGCGGTTGAGCATATCAGCCGCACCCCACGAAATCAAAACCAAAAAAGGAGAAATAACCATGCTTCCCATCAAGAACATTCTTGACAGCCTGCGCGATGATGTTTTATCCGGCAAGATCACGCTTCACGAGGCAGCCGAGGA